TTTCATAAACAAAATAGTATTTCTGCTTCATCGTCCTTGCCTCCTATAGTCAAACGCCGGAGATTTGGCGCTTATGCAATAGTGCCAATTCAATTCATTGGGATCTGCCGGTTCGTACCCAGAGAGAAGCATTGCGCTCTTGAACTCATTGTTCGTCAGATACAAGCCAGTATCCCTCTGAAGAATATGCTTTATGCCGTAACTTGTGCGCTCCCTCAGTGGCGTCTTGCGTGGCCTGATATTCTCCCGGATCCATCGGAGAGCGGTTTCCTGTTCTTCCGCTGGTCGATCCGTAAGAAGTCCGTCGTCAATCCATCCGTTTTCGTTTGTGTACGGTCTGCCGTCTTTGATCAAATCTTTAGCCTCCGTGTGTTGTGTTGTTCTTGTCGTGAAAGAGTCCGTAGCGGTTGCCGGTTGCCGTGGTTGCCGTCATTCCCTATATAATGGGGGATGATATTCTATGCCTATATCACTGTCTTATTTACTATCTCTTTTATTTAGGGCAACTCGGCAACCTAGCAACCAACCATAGAAAAAGCCCATAAAATAAACGTTGTGGCGGTTGCCGTTTCTCAACACGTGAACTCTCAAACGGCAACTCGGCAACCAAAAAGAGTTAAAGCGGGATGTCTTGTTCATCATCTGTGTCAATAACTCTTGCTCCTGGCTCAAAAGGCGGGATCCTTTTCCATGCTCGCTGTGAACCGTATTTTCTAAATTCATCTGTGAATTTATGCTTTCGCTGTCCGGTCCGGAGACTTCCATCCTCAAACTCGTATCTCTTCCACCCTTCAATCTTCAGATTCATAATGTCGCTAATGTCGCGCAACTCATAAGATTGAGGTTCTTTTGGATGATCACAATCACTGAATACTTCATCCCAAATAAGGCGCGAACAAACGTAATCAATCATTGTGTGATCGTCGAGATACTGCTGAATCATCCCCACTCGCGGATCGTCCGGAGTTCCCTGTTCGCGAAGTCGGTCAAGTGTCATGTCAAACTTACGGTCCAGCACTAGAGGCCATCCCTCTGTTTCACCGAGCACCATTGCATCCGCGAAACACTGGAGAACAAACTCCCTCGTTTCCTTCTCGTTGTCGAGCGGGTGCTTTACTGCTTTTTTTCCGTCGCATATTATCGGAACAAACCTCCTGTTTCCTGTCTTATCCTCTGGTAAAAACTGAGGCTTGTTTGTTGTACCAATGAAAACACACTGTCGAGGAAATTCCTCTGAATGCCTCAGATACGGACGCCTGATCTTGTCGACGGTCCTTGATATGAAAGCTTTGATCCCTTCAACATCCTTAGCCCGTCGAGTTGCCAACATTTCACCCATTTCAGCAACCACACAACCATTGATTGCCTCAAACGCCTTTTGCGGATCATCCAAATTGTTTAGAGAGTCTGTAAACCAGTCGTCTCTGATTCCCAGCATTCTGCACATGGTACTTTTACCAGTGCCTTGCAACTCGTCGGCGAGAATCACGCAGTAATCAAATTTAACTCCCGGTGAAAACTGTCTCTGAATAATCCCATACAATAGCAACTTCGTAACCTGCGTTGTAAACGCTGAGCGATCAGCGCCCAGATAACGCGGTAACAATTCTCCAATATTGTCTGTTGTTGGTCTGCCTTTCGGCTTCAGGCCCTCGAGCAGATCCCGCACTGGGTGAAATTTATTTCGTTCTGCTATCATCTGGATCAGCTCTTCGCTCCGATCCTTTGACGGTGCTATACCATAATGATCTGCAATATAGCTTCTAATCTCAGTCACGTCAGCGTCTCGAATCACATGAGGAAACTTATTCCAGTAGAAATCTGTGAGATAGACTAAACCGTTCTGCATGTTATATGAAAACTTATTCGCTAAGTACGGATCACGCTCTAGGATGTCTCGAACATTTGAAAACGTGTTCTTTACTTCGCCTTTTTCAGTGAGCTCCAGCTCTTGAAACGGCAACGTCTGAGCAACCTCAGTATCTTCAGCATTATCTGTGCTTCGCTTCGCGGGCCTCCAATCAAACAGAAGGTTCTTTTCTTTCGCCCTGTGTCCGGCTGCCTCGATCTCAGACCAACCAACCTTATCAGGATCAAACTCTTCTCCCGGGTGCTCATTCATCCATGCTTTACGCGCATATTTGAAAAAGCCGGGATCCTTTTTGTTTTCTGCGAATTTTGCTCGCGTCTTTTCGATCTCATTAAAATAATGGGAACGTATATGCTCATAATCGAGATGATCATCATTCTCACAATTCTGCTCGAAGTCTGCCCAGAGCAACGCAAATATCATTTCATCGTCGGACGTGTCGCCAATGGTCTGAACGTAATATCCCAATCTCTCAATTAAATATCCGTGTCGCTCTCCGTGAACAATGAGCTTTTTGCCATCCTGATCTGACGGACTTTTTGCAGATCTTCCGGATTTCTTTTTGGAAGTGTTCTTCAATCGAGGCAGGACTTCATGGAGCTGTTGCTGTGTATATCGCAATTCCGGATTGAATTTAATCAGCTTCACCAACGTGGGAGTATCTGTCTTATTATGGTTAAACCCATAAAGACGCATAACTCGCGACTCGTTTTTGATACGCACATCACTCCCGAAGTGCTGTATCAGCCTTTCTTGAATCTCCCGAAAATACCTGACGTCACCATCCTGAAGCAACCAATACGCATGGAGGCTCTTCTTTGCCTTGACAATGATTGACGGTTCAAGCTTAAACTCGTTGAGCATCTCGATCTGCTGCAGGAACGAATAATCATCGATGTCGATATATTGAGCACGTGCGTGTTTTACGAGCTTGTCTAATTGGCCGTCACCATTGGGAATAAAAAAGATTCCTTCGCCCTTGTCGTTACGCGCTTTCAGCGTCGACAGTATGTGATCGAACACACAGAGCAGGATGTCCATGTTATGACCTTTGTCGTCGCCCTTCTTATCATCGAAGCTCCGGAGATAGATCTTGTCGTTGTCGGTAAAGCCAAAGGCTTTGAAGAAATCCTTATAGCTCACGACCTCGTTTAGATTGTTGTCAAGAATGCTCTTGTCCAACATTAACTATCACCACCTCTCAATCCAGCATGTCCTCTTTGATGATTCCAAGCCCGGAGACAAACGCCACGATTAGCGCGACCACCACAGCGACTAAAGCATGATGGTCGCTGAAAATACCATCAATACAGCATCCGCAGACCAACCACGAAACAAAAAACATGATTTCATATTTGCTCATGCCTTGCCCCCTCTCCACCTCTGGACCTCTTCAGGATCCGCGAGATCTCCGGTCCTGCTTGAAATGTATTCGTCTAATACAACTCGATCACAGAGCCAGGACGAACCCAAACGGCGGACCGCTCCGGCAGTCTCAGCAATATGCCGTGCATAGGTCCGGCCACATCCGAGATAAATTGCTGTATCGTCGAGTTTTAGGAGACGCGCCTGAAATCTGAGAGTTGCTGAAGTAATCGCTTTTGTGATTTCTGCACTGTCCAAAGTAATAAGATTGTCTGTCATATCATGTGCCTCCCTTCGCGATCAGACTCTCCAGCGGGACGCTTAACGCCTCAGCTATTTTTATTGCTGTTGTTGAAGTACATGAACGTCCGCAACAAACATTGTTGATTACAGCACGGCTTACTCCGCTTTGCTCTGAGAGCTGTTTCTGTCCAACATCTCTATCAATCATGATGTGACGGAGCTTTTTCTTGTCTATGTCCATGAGCTTAACCCCCTTTGTTGAATTACACGCATTTGCGTGTTTAACCTATTATAGAGCACGCTTTTGCGTATGTCAACACATTGATGCACGCTATTGCGTGTTATGCGTGCGTATGATATACTCTTTTTCATGGAGGAATATGAAATGAATGAAAAGAATGGTTTGCTTCCCGGATTCGGTAAAAGACTTAAGGATAAAAGGAAAGAACTGGGTATGTCTCAGAGCGTACTTGCTAAAAAGTCAGGAATAGCGTTTAGATCTATTCAGGATTATGAGAGCGAAAAAAGAACGCCCAAAATTGACGCCCGCGTTGCTTTGGGTAATGCTCTTGGAGTCATTTATACTGATATATTCGTGGAGAATTATGTTGATCCCTCTAAGACATCTATCAACATGACTGCATTGAAACAAGGGGATATTGAACACGCAATTAACGAACCAACTGATCTGATTGCGACGTTCAAAGATGAGAACGGAAACCAGGTCACATATATAGACCATCATGAACCAGCAATCGATGAGGAAAGAGACCAGTTTATAGATCTTCTTTTAAAGACCAAATTAAGCGCTGAGAAAAGAGTTGAGATGTTAAACTATTTCGACTTCATCAAGTTCAAAGAAAAACACAAAAAAGAATGAGGCTGTCTGATCTGCAACACCATGCAGCATTATCGCTCCGGATCCGCTGAGGCCGTCGAGGATCCTGAACACGTCCATATAATTTGGAAGTCTGAAAAGACACTTCCACCACATAAAAATCACCGCACTACTTCCAAACCGGGAGCAATGCGGTGTTCTTTTATTGTGCTGTATTGGATAGCTTCAGCTTCTGTTGCGTGTATATCAATATCTATCTAAACCAACCGCCTCCTCTGCTCCCTCTTTGATGAAATAATATGCACCTGTCAGCGCTTCATACTCCCTGTTATGGAAGTAGCCAACCTTATACGCATTGATAATGCGCGCCTCCAGTCTCTGGTACTCGATGTAATCATCATCTGAGAACGTTCCATTATCCACCTTTTCAGAGTAATCGCCTAATAGTTGTAATAGCTCCGTGAATACTGACTTCATAACATTCGCCTCTTACCGTTCCAAACAGTACATGATCATAATATGGTTAGCATCAATGCCCGGCGTACTGTCTGAGAAATAAGTTTCAATGTAAATGTCATTATCGAGCATATATTTCTCTTCATAGCGTGCCAGCACGTGACCTTCTCCAACTCTCAGATCGTTGTTATTAGCTTCAGTGTTCTCTTCTGGCACTTCACCATAATCGCCTTTATAGAAACGTCCTAAGCATTCAGCGATATACCTGAATGTTTCTGTGTCTCCTGCATAAGCATCAGCAATAGATCTTGTTTGTAATAATGGGAGATTTCTCAAATCATTGAGCTTCACGGTTTCGCCTCCCTTCCTGATCATGTCCAATGCTATCATTCTGTGGTCCGGAGCTGCTTCTTTGTAGAGCTTCACCAGTTCATTAAACGCGCGGATCCATTCCGGCTCATGTCTCATAATTACATCATAAATCTGTTTTGCTGTCATATTGCTGTACCTCTTTAATAGATTCCCCTAATACTTGCAAGATCTGTGTCAGCTTACTATAAAGCATATCTGCCCCACGAGATGCAGAGCTAATGCTGATAATGCTGTCTCTGTCGGTTGCTGCTTGAATCAGATCTGCAAGAGCGATTGCTTCAGGAAGTAATTCATCAATCCGAAGTAGTGCCTGAAATGCGTTATTCATGACTATTCCCTCCCTCTGCTTTACTGATCCGGACACCCAGAGCAACGCCAAACAGAAAAGCGTTCTCAATCTGCACGTATACATCCGGATTGCTCTCGCGAATCCTCACTATATCAAATAATGTTATTTCTCTTTTGGGATTGTTGGCCATGATTTCCCGGCCCGATGTGATCATCTTTTGAATGTTATAGTTTGCCATGTCTCCTCCTCATAGAAATTTGATTAAATTGAGTACAACATGGACCAACCGGATATAGATATGATTTTAACCCTTGTGAATCGTTTTGACTTCCATTTTGACTGCCAAAATTGACCTTCACATTGTTTTACTGTATGCTATGCAGTGATGACTGTGTGAACAAAACGCACGCTATAAAGCGCCATTCTAGCTGATAAATTCAGCACTTAGCCATTGTGCTATAAGTCCCTGTGTGTGCTAGTGACACAGCGTGCGAAATATTGGTATTGTATCACACAATGCTTTATTTATGGTATTTAGACGCATTGCTTTTCTGTTTGACTGACGCATTGACTGACGCCCCAATCACGTAAAGTTTACTGCTAAAAGTTGCTCAATTTTCCGGTCCCTGTCTGCATGCACATAATAGTTCATCGTAGTCTTAATGTCAGTATGTCCCATTATGCTCTGCAACTGCTTCGGTTCCATTCCGGATTCGGCCGCCCGAGTTGCAAAAGTATCGCGAAACGCATGAGCAGTAAATTTCTCTATACTGGCTTTTTCACAAATATCAGCAATATCTCTGTCGACGGTTGCCGTATTTAGCAAGAGACCTCGAGCCGATCTAAACACTCTGTTATGAATCGGAATTACTTTCCCCGCATACAATGAAGCATTTATGTTCATCTGATCACTGAGCGCGCCCCTCGCGTCTGGATCCAGAGGAACAAACCGACGCCCTGCGTCTGTCTTTGCCTCAGCCCCGATCACGTAAGAGCCGGATGCCGTTCTCGTAATTGTACGAGATACTGTAATTCCATCATGACTTATATCTGAAGAATATAACGCACCCGCTTCGCCGCACCTCAAGCCAGTATGCAATAGGAACATGTACAGATTGCAGAATCTTGAATTCTCTTTTTTAACCGTCTCAAAGAATAGTTTAGTTTCTTCTTTTGTTAACGCTCTGTGAATAGTATCAACGGCACGTGTCTCAGTGCGTCCAACTGCTTCAATACCGATAGCGGGATTCTTTGATACTATTTCATCGTCATGAACAGCACTTTTGTAAATTGCTTTGATTTTTCCAATACAGTCATTTATCGTTCTTGAACAAACCTTTCCGGCCATTAGCTCTCTTTGCAGATTCCTAACATCGCGCCTTGTCACCTGATCAAGTGAAATATCTCCAAACCGTCTTGAATCAACCTGTGCATTGAAAATCAGATTAAACAAAACATTATACGTACAAACAGAAGCCCCTTTAATGCTATTTATTTCACTCTTGCGGTTCAGCCATTCTTTAGCATACTGTTCAAATGTGGGCATTCTCGCACCAGTCACGGCAGCCTCGCGTTCTGCTTTTTCACGCCTCCGGCGCTCCGTGACCGACTCATAAACCCCGGCAAGTAGTTGTGCTTTCATTAACCCGGCATTTGCTTCAGCTTCTTTGGAGCTGTCGCCGTATGCTGAATAACGCTTGCCGTTGAAACGAAATTGAACACAAAACCTTCCGTCTTTTCTCTCTTTTCGCTTTCGCGCCAAATTTGCCTCCCTTCTTCCGGCGCGTCCATGTGTAACACTATCTTAACACCATGACGCACGGGATTCGAGTCTATACAATTAACTACATTCGTGCTAAAATCTGAAATATCGCTGAATTACGCCAAAGATTCAGCCTCCCGCCTCAGGTCGTCTAATTGTCCATGTGCTGACGCCTGAGGCTTTTTGTATGTTGATTATCTTGAGGGCCTTCTGGAAACATGCAGATCAATAGTCAGGATCGTCTTTCCCCAGTTCGACCCGACAATGAATAGATAGATTTGAACGTTTCGACCCTCCTGCAATAAATCAGCCGGTATCTCGACATCTTCCCCAGAGTAAGCGAAATCATGCTTTATCACTTTGTCGCCAGCGTTGCACATCTCAACCTTAAGGGTACAATCTTCAAGCTCTGGGACATTGGTCAATCGGACCATCAATCCCTCGTCGTACTGATAATATGCTGATTTATGAAGGATGCTTGTCTCTGTCGACATGTCGATTTCAATGATATTGCTAGTACTATTCATAATACTGTCCTTTCATATTCTATTGCGCTATCGCCGCCTCTCCCGCCGGCTCCCGCGTCTTTCCCGGGTGTCTGAACAAACACCCGCTAACAGCTCAAAAACCGCCTTAAAACGGCAAATAAACGGCTTTTCTTTAACCGGATTACAACAAAGTGCCGTTTCTTCTCAACCTTCTGACTGCGGCGTCGTGTTTTGCCCGCCGACGTTCTCCCGTTTTCACATAGTATTTTTTCGCGTGGTACGCGTCCAAAATCCCCTCTTTGGATACTTTCCTCTTGAATCGTCTAATAAGCTGATCAACTGTTTCATTCTCTCGCTTACTCACTGCTTTCAATTTCTATTTCCTTTCCATGCCATAAGCTCATGCCAGCCAGCCTTTCAAGTTTCATCATTGCGACTTCCTGAGAACTGCCACTTAGACGAAATGCGTTCAAACCGTTGTGGCTCAATCCCATCGAATAGGCTCCCTGTTCTGTCAGGAACGGCCTAAGACGTTTTGTGTGCTTTGGCTTCCTCAGCTCCCTGAGCGCCTTCTCTTCAATCTGCCTTGCCCGTTCTGTCGAGATGCCGAGATCAGAGCCGCACTCTTTGAACGTCCTGCCTTCTCCGTATCTCTTCCGCAATACCTGAGCGGCCCGCTTGTCCTCCAGCCCATCAATGCAGGACCATAAACACGCGGACAGTTCTTCATGCTGCATCCGGTCGAGTAGATCCTCATATTGATCACCCTCAGCCGGGAGAGTATCCTCTAACGTCAGATCATCATCTTCGCCGCCTACAATCTCTGAAGTGCTCCGGATCCGCGCCGCCTTAATAACTCTTTTGAGTTCTTCAAGCTGATCAGGTTTAATGTCAAGCAGTACACACATCTCACGATCAGACGGATCACAGCCAAACCGTGCACGATAACCGTTCATTATCTTGTGGTATCTGCCCATCTGGGCGCGTCTGTGTGACGGTATCCGCATGACAGCGCCGCAATCTTCGATGTATCGATACACAGCTTGTTTTATCCAGTACACTGCATAAGTTATAAAACTGGCTTCCTTTGTCGGATCCCAGAGCTCAGCGGCTCTCACAATGCCGAAATAGCTTTCCTGAATCAGATCGTTAATGTCTTCATATCCATCGTATTTTCGGCAGATCTTCTCAATCAGTTTGTAATTTTGACAATAGAGTTTCTCTAAGCATTTCTGTTTTTCAGTTCCTTTTTGAACCATCAACGCCAGTTCTTCATTTGTCACACCAGCACACCTCCGAAATTGCACGTAAAACAGTTGTTTGGTATCATAAAAGTGTGCCGGTTGCGCGCAATATGCCATCGAGAGGGCTCCCGTTTTTGCGGGAGCTTTTCTTGTCAGTGAGCGCATAGATCATCCAAGGAGCATTTTCTTCGAAGGATTCCGTTTTGATGTCCTGCAACCCCACAAAGCGAGACTGCACGCCTCTATTGGAGCGCTTGACTGCCCACCAAAGCCCCATCCGCCGCCTATCTGCCTTTTGGTTGATGTGATTGCGCTTTCCCTCAGTTCTTCCTGCTGGCTGTACCATGTAACATTCTTCTCATTCAGGTCGTTAACGAGCATATTGGCGGCAGTAACAACATTCTGAGCGCTGGGCTTTATAACGCTGTCTTTGAACCGCCATACATTCTTCATCTTGTCGATCAGCACATCCGCGCCGTTCTTGCCATCGATCACCACACAAGAAGCTTTCTTATATCGTTCGTTCAGCCAGTCAGCCAGCCACGATAAACCGCGTCCTGTCGGCTCTATTGCGATCAGAGTTATTCTGGCCGCGCCGCCTTCATTAGGTATTACAGCACCGGCCAGCACGACCTCAGAACCGTCGGCTGTAAACTTAACACCGAATGCTGTCTTGCCTTCCGGGCGCTGTTCGTCACTTCTGCACGAATCCCACGCCTTCGCATCAATAGCGAGAATTGACTGAGTTGTAACTGGCTTATCCCAGAATCCCAGCCTTTCACGCGCGAATCCTGCATCACTCAGCGTTTTAAACTCTTCAATAGTAAATTCTTCTGTGAGTCTATAACCTAGAGCGGGATTAGCTTCATACCACAGATTCTTATTTCCCAAATCAATCTCAGATACACTTTCTGCCGCAATCCCCCATTCATGCCAGCAACTCTTTTGCTGTTCGCCTTTTCCGTATGTCTCTATGCAGGACTGTCTGAAGCGCCTGAATACTTCGCCAGTACAACCAATGTACGGAGGCGTACCGATGTAAATCAACTGTCTCGTTCCCGTTGCGCTGGCACTCAATACAGCCATGATTGCTTCAACCTGTTCGTCTGTGAGTTCCTGCGCTTCATCATAGACAACTAAGCTGATACCGTCGTAACCTCTGGCGGCCTGTCTGCTTCTTGCCGTAAACTCGATGATCCCGCCGTTCTCCAGTTCGATGCACTCTTCGCCAATGCCATAACGAATTTTCTTAACCGCCTTTATGATCTCCGGGTGTTTCTTATCGGTGAACATATTTACAAGCCTTCTGAATGCCTTTTTAGCTGTCCGGACTTGATGCGCTGTATGAAGTATCCGCTCACCGTTCACGACCAAACCGTAAAACTCACGCGCTTCAACAATGCAGTTTTTGCCGTTCTGTCTTGGAACGCTAAGCCCGGCGCTTGTCGCGCTGTAATCGCCTGTTTCATCAGTCCCCAGCCAACAATCGAGAACCAGCCTTTGCCAGTCATCGAGCGTATATCCGTATTCCTGCATCAGCATCGCGGCGCCTTTGCCCTCAGTGTCGCACCTGGGCGGCTCGATCCTGATCCGTGGTATCTGATTTCCTCTCATAGCTTCGCCTTCTTCATCTGCCTGACTTGCTCTAATACGTTCAATCCATCACTGGCGGCTTCTTCCTGCATTTCCTTAGGCAGATATGACGAAAACTTTTCAAGCCCCACCATATAGGCCCGCCAAAGATTGATATATCCTTTGAAAATGGGATTCTCTCTTGTTCCGGACTGCCCGCCGCCGTTGTTGTACTCACAAACAACACTGGCCTCGCGCATCTCCTCCCGCGCCTCATCCAGCTTTACACGTTGCCACGCCATATTATCAATGACCGGAGCGAGCGCCTCCCTTTGTTGCTTCGGAACGGCTGCCCTGTCGAGCAATGACTCTAGGCGCTTGTGTTCCTGCCTCACTTTGATTTCATTCATATAGTCGTAAATGCCTTTCTAAAATGCTTTCCACCCTTTTAAACGGACGTGTTCCGCTAAAAAGTGCCGCTGGCACAGGTTGTTAGGCGACTGGGCCCCGGGAGAGACGGGACCCCACACCCTTTTACCAGTCTCCATCTAACGTAATTGGCTTCCGTTGTCTGGGCTGAATATGAATAAATCCTTCATTAAATGAATAATTAATTTTACTCCCCTTGCGTGCATTGCACACCCAATGCGCTGCCTGAGTGTTGCTGAAATCGTCAGCCGCCGCCGCTGGACTGTCGTAACCGCCTTCTCTCCACTTGCTGACGGGTATCTTTTCATCAATCACGAAGCTGAGAGGGTGCTTTGCATCACTGGGTTCTTCATAGTGTATTGGGCCCAATCGACCAGAGCACAGCGCACAAGGGGCTTGCATAGCCTTGTAACGTTGGCGATATTTCCTTCTGAGCCCTGACTTCCATCTGGGATTAGTTGCCATCGTATACTGTCCTTTCTGCTCGCCCCTTGCGGCTATAAGCCTGAGCGCATGTATTGCCGTCAAAAGAAAGCTATACGCTGTTCCAACCGTGTGTGCGAGGGTTCCGGCGTCTGTTCTACGCCTTCTAGTCTGTCTACCCTGTCTACGTTGTACCATGTGGGGGCGGTGTCGTTTTCGTCTTTCGCCACCACAAGGAAGTTACCAGCTATCCATACAATGCGATTGCGTAAAGGCTGTTGCTTGCCCTTAAAGAAAATAGATGCTACCCGCAACGGCTTATTAGTTACCAGCTTTTTCATGAATCAATATGTCCTCGGAACAACATCAAGGAACCTCTCGCAGACCGCGACAGCGCCGTGCATCTGGGGGATATGAACCGGACACGGATCTTTAGGCTCATGGCCAGGTGCATAAGTGACGCCCGAGCGCCGGTAATTGAGATGGATCTCCCCTTCCCAAGTGCGTATTGTGTCGTACATGTCCTTGTATTCGCCTTTGTACTTGTCGATAATTGTCCGGATCTTTGCACACTCTTCAGCAAGTGCGGCAACAAAATCCGCGTCGCTATCTGTCTTGTATGCCAAAAGGCTGTCAATTACGGCGTCGCTCTCAGCCTCAGAAAGAAACTCTTTGCCGATAAGCTGGGCCTTGCGCTCAGTGAACATGTCAATAACATTCTGGGCCGACTCGATCGCCTCTTTCGCGCTGTTATAATCGGCCTGACTTGTTGCCTCGATCGCGGCTTTCATGGCCGCCTCTGCCGTTGCCTTGCTTTCCTCAGCTTCAGCAATGTGCTGGTCGATCTCCGCGATTTCGTGCTCACGATCTGCAACGTACTTGTTAATTCTGTTTCTTACTTCTGTTACTATGTCTGTATTTTTCTTAGACATCGTTAAACCTCCAAAGATTTATAATTGTATTGTTATCAGTGTCCGGAGACGCTCGACCATCCCGGCCGGAGCATGATCAACCGTCTCCCTCTATCTTGTCTCCGGTGCGGATCCTGCCCGCAGTGGAGATTAAACTGTCATACACACGCGCATTCAGGACGCCTGACCTCGCTGAGCTTCTTGATCGTCCGGAGCTTGCGCGTTTCCTGCTTCCTGAATCTGGGATTGTTCCACACAATGCGCTTGCTCTGTGTCTGTCCGTCTGCCTTGACAAATGTCATACAGATAGTAACCTGTCGCTCATTCGGTTCATTCACCCAGTAATCCTCAAGAATTTCCTGAATGCGCTGGTACTCTTTTGATGATCTCCAATCCGTCATACTGTCACCTCCAAAAACTTCAGCTCATGTTTCCGGTATCCTCTGCCTCATCTGGACAGCTTAGCCAGTAGTCCGCAAGGATCTCCATGATCCTCTGAAACTCCGGTGACCTATTCCACACTGTCATTGAACGCAAGCCTCCCTTCAACGGCCTTGATATAATAGGCCCTCCGCCCTGACTGCCGTTTCTCCTCTGCGTACTTCGACGCATCCGCCTCACTGGTAAAGACAGCCTGCAACTCTCCGCTGCCGTCCATCATCTTTTCATAAACAAAATAGTATTTCTGCTTCATCGTCCTTGCCTCCTATAGTCAAACGCCGGAGATTTGGCGCTTATGCAATAGTGCCAATTCAATTCATTGGGATCTG